TTTCCCGTGAATTCTTTTAATGGAACAGACCCTAAATTACGTCCAGTATATTCATAACTATATTCTTTATCTAATAGTCTGGACTGAATCGTAGAATAAATAGTATCAGCCATTTTTGTATAGATTTTATCATTATTGCTGGATATTCTAAAGTGTAAAATCAATGGGTCATTTGGATTTGGACACGACCCACCACTAAAGGCATAATTATTTACGACTTGTAAAGCTTCTTCTAAATGTATTTGATTATACATTTGCTTGACCCGATTATTCACGACAGCCGATGTAGCTATGACCGGATTATCATCCACCGAATAAATTTCGAAATCCAAAACTCTTGCTCCCTGAGCAATACAAGTTTTCAAAGCACACACATTAACATAATCGTTCTTAAATTCACCACCACAACAGCAATTATAGGCGGTTTTAATATAATAATCTCTTAACAAATATTGGTATGTCGCGTCATTTGTGTTAAATGAGGATAGTTTTGGAAAAGAAGTATATATTTTTCCGAGGGCATCACAATTGTTTTTATTAAGCCGTATTTTGTCAATTGTATAGGCGATTAAACCTATCACCAAAATAGTAATTATAAAATAGGACATATACTTAATCATAGTAGCCTTATTTTGTTCTGTAACCAATTTTGAAAACATTTGTTGAGCTTTGTTTATATTTTCCATACTTATAATAGATTATGAAAAAATAATTTGACTAAATGTAAAATGAGACAAATAATATCCATAAAAATATATATTAAATTATAAAAAGTTAAATATATTTATTGTATGATAAATATATATATATATCTATGCCAGGAGGACTATTAAATATTGTGGCTTATGGAAATCAAAATGTATATTTAAATGGAAACCCATCGAAAACATTCTTTAAAACAACATACAAAAAGTATACTAATTTTGGACTACAAAAATTTCGCGTAGATTTCGATGGTCTGCGTAACCTGCGAATGTCTGAATCCTCTAAATTTACGTTTAGAATGAAACGATATGCGGAATTATTATTAGATACTTATTTAGTAGTTCAGTTACCCACTATATGGAGTCCAATTTACCCCCCACAAGATTGTTCTGGAAACTGGGCACCCTATGAATTCAAATGGATTGATAATTTGGGAACACAGATGATTGAGGAAGTGGAAATTGTTGTCGGCGGACAAACATTAAATAGGTATTCTGGTGCGTACCTATTAGCTATGATTCAACGCGATTTCACAACAGAAAAAAAAGCCCTATACGACAAAATGTCTGGCAATGTTCCAGAATTAAATAACCCTGGAAACGTTGGACCGCGTGTAAATGCTTATCCAAACGCATATCATACTACCAATCCAGTTGGACCCGAACCGTCAATTCGAGCCAGAAAACTATACATCCCCATTAATTTTTGGTTTACTTTAGCAGCGAAAATGGCGTTTCCACTAGTGGCTCTTCAATATAACGAATTGGAAATAAATATTACGCTAAGACCAGTTCAAGAATTAATAGTTATTCGTGATGTAACCGACCAAGAAAACAATTATCCGTATATTCAACCCAACTTTAATGAATCTTTACAACAGTTTTATCGTTTTTTACAACCTCCACCTGACGTGTCATTAAATACAGTGTCATATCAAGACAAACGAACCAGTTGGAATGCGGACATTCATTTAATTTCTACATACGGATTTTTATCAGAGGAAGAGTCGAAAGTCTTTGCCGCACGAGAACAACAATATTTATTCAAATCTATTTACGACTGGAAGTTTTTCAATATCACAGGTAGTCAGCGTGTTAAATTAGAGAATACGATGGGGATGGTAGCATCATGGATGTGGGCCTTTCAGCGTACAGATATTAATTTGAGAAACGAATGGAGTAATTACACCAATTGGCCATATAGTTATTTGCCTCAAGAAGTTGATTTCGCCGATCCATCTGGCAATTGGACATTAGATTGTAACCCTATAACCGAGGCCGGTATTGGACCTGGATATAATCCAGTTACAGGAACACATACAGGTTATTTTACAACAGGTGATTTTGCCCCGCAAAACCAAAAGGATATTTTACTTCAGTTGGGGATATTACTGGATGGAAAATATAGAGAAAATATGTTGGATGCCGGTATATATAATTATGTGGAAAAATACGTAAGAACCTCTGGTAATGCGCCAGACGGACTATACAATTATAGTTTTGCCATTCACAATGATCCATTTGACTTTCAACCATCCGGTGCTATGAATATGAGCAAATTCCGTGATATTCAATTAGAATTTACAACATATAGTCCTCCATTAGATCCTGAAGCCCAGTTTTATACTATTTGCGACCCATCTAGTGGAGATATTATAGGTGTTAATAAACCAACTTGGAGAATATATGACTATAACTACAACTTGACTGTGTTTGAAGAGAGATACAATATTTTAACATTTGTTGGGGGTAACTGTGGTTTAATGTACGCACGTTAAACAATAAATGTTCGCTTAATGAACTGAACTAATAAATATATTTTATGGAAAATAGTAAAATATATTTTATCGTAACATTGAATTCCCTATACTACCTATACCTGTCCTTCTGGGAGGTCCATATTTAGTTTCACGTTTATTTGAAACATTAGATGGCATTTTAGGAGTCTGTGTGTTAGATAAAGGACAGTTCAATCCCTTGTATGGGTCAGCTGTCCAAGCAGTATTCGCCGAATATACACCACAGTCTGAAAACATACCAGTAGCTGTTTTGCGACACTTATACTCGACTGTAAATTTATAATCGTTCGGATATTCAAATTCTGTCATAGGAAGAGGATATTCTTCTTGAACTGCTCCTGGAAAATCTCCTAGGTTATCAGTAGTGCTTCTATCAAATGGCTGTGGTTTATCGGGTCTCAGATTATCTATAGCTTTAGCGGTATACCCGTTACTTACTGTTAATATTTGTGTTTGTTCTAGATAGGCCGGGTCAGCCGTTCCAATTTTATAAGAGCCAGGTGGTTGTATAATGTTATTAACTTGCTGGGGGGTAAATGCTTCTTGAGAAGCAAAGAATATACTTTTTTGAAAAAAATATTGCTGATAAATAAAATACAAAAATATTAAAATAACTACAAACATAAAGATTGATTCTTCCATTTAATTTAATATTAGATTAAATAGTTGACAAAAGCATATATTTGTATTTGCGCCATCGTCCTAAATACATACACATCGTTTACACCATTTACATAATTTACCTCATTTATCTCATTCTATTTATGTTTAGTTTGTTTGACCTATGTTTTGTGTTATTGTCATAAATTTCTTATTTTACGAGAATAAAATATTATAATTATATTTATTAAATATATACATGGATACAGACAACGATAAAAATAATATAGAAAATAAGGAAACAAAACCCAAAGAAAAGGAAAATGAATGGGGTGTATTTGCGACGAAAGTATTCACCGCATTTTGTTCAATATTAATTATAGGATTATTGGGAGCAAATTTTGTATATTATACTAGAATTAATTTAGACTTATTTTTTCCAACCGACGTAAATCAACGCCCATATACGGATGAAAACAAGGTTGGTAATAAATTACCTCCATTATTTCCAAAAAGGAATGATATCGATTCGATGAAACAGTCTGGTGGGAAAAGAATGTTTGGTGGGTCAAATGGAGGTGGATGTGGTGCTCCAATAGATTTCACGCAAAGTCCCCTAATTAATAATAAATATTTTAGTGGAATATTTGAATATGGATTTCCGTATTCAATGGAAAGCAAGAAAGATACATTTGGTGGTATACTTACCAATTGGTTCTCAAATAAAGTGAAATATTCCTATGTTTGGCAACGCATGTTTATAAAATCAGTCATTAACTTTGTAGGTTCTACATGTGATTTTGTTCCTGAATCTATGAAAGATATAGTCCCATTTATTCTAGGACCCATAGCAATCGGATTTATTATGATAGTAACATCGTTCTGGTGGATACCAACATTAATAAGTGTATTTTGGAATGAAACACAGAATTGGGGATTACTAATATCAATACTTGGATTATTCTTCGGTTGGACATGGTCAATTCCTATTTTTCTAACATTTATAAAAGTAATCGGAGTTTTATTTAGTTTCATATTGTTACCTGTAATGCTAAACGGTAGGAAAATAATGGAGATAATGGGTAATAATTTCAATAGTTATTATTTGCTATTACTATTTTTTATCATGACTATTGTAGCAGCATTTACTAATTTAACCTTACCAGTAGCAATTCCAATGTTAATAATATTTTTAATAGCCTTTATACCACCTGGAATGAATCCAATGGCAAAAGCAGAATAGCAGAATAAATAAAATAAGTGTTGACAAATAGAATATAAAAAGTATTAATTATTATAATAAAATGGGCAAAAACAAGAATAAAGGTAATACTGGTAATAAGGGTAATACTGGTAATAAGAGCAATAAGGGTAATAAGGAAAATAAACAACACGATAGTGACAATGAGAATGAGTTAATAGAATTAGCTATATCCGAAAACGCAAAGTTACCTAAACCAGAGTACGTAAAAATTATACCACCAAAAGACAACAAGTATCCATTTGTTAGCGTTTGTACTCCCACATTTAATAGACGACCGTTCATTCCCGCAATGTTGAAATGTTTTAATCATCAAACGTATCCAAAACATAGAATGGAATGGATTATTATCGACGATGGAACAGATAAGATTGAAGAATTAGTTAAGAATCATCCAAATGTTAAATATTTCAGATATGATGAAAAAATGACTCTAGGAAGAAAGAGAAATTTGTTACATGAAAAAAGTGTAGGAGATATATTGGTTTATATGGATGATGATGATTATTATCCACCGGAACGCGTTAGTCACGCAGTGGAGACATTACAAGCCAATCCAAGTGCGCTGTGCGCTGGCTCGAGCGAGATTTATATTTATTTCAAGCATATTCAAAAAATGTACCAATTCGGACCATATAAACAGAGTCATGCTACAGCTGGAACATTCGCATTTAAACGTGCTTTAATTGAAAATCGGTATGATGATGATGCGTGTTTGGCCGAAGAAAAGTCGTTTTTAAAAGATTACACTGTCCCATTTGTTCAATTAGATCCAATGAAAGTAATCTTGGTATTTTCACACGAACAGAATACATTTGACAAGCGAAAATTGCTAGAAAACCAAAATCCAAATTTTGTAAAAGAATCCAGTAAAACGATTGATAATTTCATAAAACAGAAAGATTTGAAAGATTTTTATATGAATATTGACTCCCTACTTGAAAATTATAGTCCGGGAAGACCAAGTATGAAACCAGATGTTTTACAGCAAATGGTAAAAATAGAAGAAGGTCGTAGAAAAATGGCAGAACAACAATTAGCACAAGCTGGCAATGGCCAACAAATCACTCTTCAGCGAGATGGTCAACCAGCCACAGTTTTAAACAATCTTCAAGCGGTTGATTTAATGAAACAATTCCAATCACAAATACAAGAATTATTGACAGAAAATACAAAATTGAAAGACCAGGTACAATCGTTATATAGTAATAATATCCAACTACATACCTTAAATAAGACATTAATAGCCAATCTTTACGGGGATAGTGCAAAGGTAGAGACACCGTCACCACTTCAAGAGCAAGAGCCTGAGGCAGTTCAAGAGCAAGAGCCTGAGGCAGGTCAAGAGTCTGAGGCAGTTCAAGAGCAAGAGTCTGAGACAGTTCAAGAGCAAGAGCCTGAGGCAGTTCAAGAGCCACCGGCAGGTCAAGGTCAAGAGCCTGAGGCAGTTCAAGAGCCACCGGCAGGTCAAGGTCAAGAGCCACCGGCAGGTCAAGGTCAAGAGCCTGAGGCAGGTCAAGGTCAAGAGCCACCGGCAGGTCAAGGTCAAGAGCCACCAGCAGCTCAGTTTTAACGGACACCGACAGGTCAATTAAAATAAATTATATAATAAAATTATTATGTAATTTATTCAGATATTGCTTAATATAGACAAATCATCGTCATCAACATTATCAGATAAACAATGCTTATCTAAATAACGATACATACGCTTAATGTCTAGCTTATTAATTTCGTAATTTTCGAATATATCATATATATCTTCTTCTGTCTTTTCTTCGCGTAGATGTAGAAAATACGCAAACAAATCCTTCTGGTCCATTGAAAGGGTAAAACAAAGATTTTGAATAAAAAGATAATTATTGTATTCGGTGCTATATTTTGTTAGCACCTTTGTAAACCGCACTTCAGTAGGATTAAATTTCGGTTTCTTTGTAAATTCATCGTGATACAATTTATTGTTATAAAACGTTTTAATTAAGGAACTCATTTCATTAAATTGCCAAATTTGCTTTTGAAAGGTTATTCTATCAATATAATCCGCAAAACACATATTGTCTAATATTTTATTGTAAAACGGAAATGATTGATCAACTGGGTGCTTTGCTAGAACATCAATTATATTTTCATGCCACAATAACCCAACAATTGTCCTATCTGTTTCATTCATAATATTATTATGATTATTTAATTCAAAGTTAGTATTAATCAGTTTTTGAGTAATTTTTTTACTATCTTCGTTGTATGTCTTTGGTTGAAAAATATTTTGGATAATTTCATTCTTTAACAATACATGCTGTTTATTATATATATTTACGATTGAATCAAACTTTCGTAAATCGCCTTGTATGTAATCTAATAGATTTTTCTTAAGAACAACATCAATAGATGGCATAAAATTCGTAAGCAATGATTCTATTTCTTTATTAGTGGGAGTTTTTAGTTCGTAGCTGTTACATACTTTCATAAGTTCCTTTATCTTTTTATCAATATGATAATTGCCAATACAGATAATCGGATTCAATGTAATTTCTTCCAATTTTTGCTTCTTCGTTTTTTTCGGACGAATAAGTTTGATTAGTTGATTTATACCGCCTTTATCACCATTATTCATGCCATCTATTTCATCCATTACTATGACTATTTTTTTCACCTTTTTTTGAAGCATAGAGAGAACATTTCGGTCAGACATATTGTGCTTTGTAATAGTATCAATAATGGACTTATTACGAATATCACCGGCATCATATTTAATTATATCATAATTCATTTCTTTTAATATTTTCTCAATAAATAATGTTTTACCGGTTCCTGGATTCCCATATATATAGATGCCACGTTTAGTAGTTAAAGTATGTTTTTCCTTTTCAAATTCTGTTAATACATTTTTAATCTGTGCCGCCATTTTATTTCGGTTTAACATAGTATTTATATCAATTAAATCCATAGGATAGAGTATAGTATATATTTGTATACAAGTTGTTTTTATGTTAATTTTAATCAATCATGTATACTTTCGACACAAAACTACAATATTTGTTACATTTTGATAATATAAATATATATATATATATATCCTATACGGTTGATGGAGGTGTACACAAATTAGGATTATTTGTAATACCATCCCATGTTAAATCGCAAGATTTGGCCCACTTGTATTTATTACAACCACCGGTAGAACCTTGCCAAAAACTACCTGTAAAATCCATTGTTTTATCGCAGGAAATATTTCCTAAATTTTTAACATTCGTGCATGATTGTTTGCCATCACCGTCAATCCCTCCAGTACCATTTTGATCCGGTTTATCAATCCAATAATCAGGACATTGTGATACAGTAGGAGGAAATTTTACACCATATTTGTTCTTATATAATACGGCAGCAATGAAAATCATTAAAATAATAAATATAACAATTGCGATTGCTAATACAATTTTTTGAAAGTTAAAGTCCATTATATAAATTAAATAGAAAAAAATATATATTTAATGTATATATAATGAATTGTTCAAGCACAAACGGAAGAATAAATATATTAGGTCCAACTATGAATCAGTTTTCTTTATTTGATAAAATACCAGTTAATAGCGAATGTTCTACATTTCATGATGCTATGATTGGAAATTTTCAAGATTCTACCCTGTCTCTTGCCTATTTTAGCAAAGATAATATGCAAATCATTCAAAACGCTATTCGGGCTGGTGTATACGAGGTTTCCAACCAGCAATATATTATAGATAACCAAAATTGTGATACCTTGAAAATAATTATGAGAAGTGTATTCCTTCAAAGTTCTACTAATTTACCCAACCAAATTACACAACAGCTCCAAGAATTAAATGATTTAGTAGTTGAGTATTGTGTAAAACAAGCATACAGTGAAGCACAAGCATATATTAATTATAAGCGTGATGCCAGCACAATGTACAATCCTATCGACAGACCTACACAACCTGACTTTAATAATAAGACATTGGAATTAAAACACTGGTTCTAAATTACATAATGTATTGTTTAACATTCGCTCTTTACATACTCTCTATCAGTGTATGTATGTAAAGAGTTCATATTCACTAAATACAAATAAAATTGTACCCAATCAAATAAAAATATACATAACCAGTTGAATAAAAATATACATAACCAGTTGAATAAAAATATTACCTGAAATAGTTTGTATACATATGAACACGTTTTTATGTTTATTTTTATTTTTTATTTTGCTTCTTTACCTTGGTTGCTTTGGGAGTATCCAGATATTGCTTCAACTCGTCCAATTCATTCAACCACATATTTTCAATGCTCGTCGATTGAATAATAACTAATTCCTTTTCCTTTCCATCTCGGTCCTTTAATAACCTGTCAGCATTTTCTTCACTTACACTATCCATCGGCATTTTAAGCAAATACTTGTAATCAGCATCATCATCAATAACATCATAATTCTTTCCCTTTAACAGTTCCAAGATATCCTCCTTTCGTTTCTTTCTCAAGTCAATTTCTCCATCTAAATTGTCTTGAACATATCTTGCTTTATTTGACAATAAGTTTAGCTCCTTTTGAAGAGCAGCAATCATATAATCCTTTCTCTTTTGGTAATACTTCAAACGAACCGGGAAATAACTATCGATGATTTCCTTTTCACTATCGAATTTCATTAGCTTTTCCTCGTCATTGAATAAGTGCATATTGGTTGTGCTTAATGACGCATACAACTTCATCATCTTCTCAAAATTATTATACAGATTGGTTCCGTCTGTTTTTTCATCAATTGGTTCATTAAACGTAATTTCAATATCAACCGTCGTATCTGTGCTCATATCGTTATAATCTTTCACAAAAGCCTTGTTCTTCTTGTTTTTATCCGCCTCCATCAAATTTTCAATATGTTGTTTAAAATCGTCGGTCCAATGACCAATGGGTAATTCTGTGACGCGCACCTTTCTATCATTTAATTTTTCATAAGTACCCTTGACGATATACTTTTTACCATCATCAAATTCGTGACACGTTCCTGTGAAACCTCTATAATATGGACGAAATTCAACATCTTCGACCAATTCACCTTTCAACTTGCGCTGTAAATAGACAATTAGATTTTCTACAGAATAGGACAATATATCCGTGCTAAAACCGGTTCCAATACCTTTGCCTCCATTGACCAAAATCATAGGAATAATAGGCACGTAAAACATTGGCTCTACCGGAAATCCATCATCTTCTAAATATTCTAGAACCGCGTCATCTTCTTTTCTATAAATATATCTAGTTATTTGGTTCAATTGTGTAAAGATATATCTTTCACTCGCTGAATCTTTTCCACCTTGAAGTCTGGTCCCTAGTTGTCCATTCGGCATAAGTAGGTTAATATTATTACTTCCAACATAATCTTGTGCCATACCTACAATCGCCGCATTTAAACTGGCTTCACCATGATGATAACCAGATTGCTCTGATACATAACCACTAAATTGCGCCACCTTGATTTCATTCACCAAGTTCTTCTTAAACGCACTATATAGAATTTTTCGCAAACTAATCTTTAGTCCGTCCATCATATTCGGAATGGACCGTTCACAATCATACTTGGAAAAGTGAATGAGTTCCTTGTTTACAAAGTCGGTGTAACTTACCTTGTTATCATTTGTATCTAAATAACTATTTCTATCATAATTTGTCAACCATTCTTTTCGCTCGTCGGCACGCTTCTTATTGAACACCATATCCACTACATTATCACTGATTGCTCCCTCATGACTAAAATACACAATCTTTTTATTCGCAAAATATTCTTTGAATTCTTTACCAGTACTGGTACCAAGACCCTTGTAATACTTGACTGTCCATCCCTTTGTATCATTCTCAGTCTTCCATTTATTATATTCACCATCATTATAAAACAACCGTTCTTGTCCGTTTTTCTTTGCCTTCAAAATGGGCGTATTCATAAATCCTACGAAATTCTCTAATGTAGATAGGGAGTTCCATTGGTCTTGAAACAAATTTAGTCCTAGACCTTTGATATGGGACCCATCCAAATCTTGGTCAGTCATAAACAACACCGAATTATATCGCAACGTGCTCAAAGCAGTTTCCTTTGTGTATTTTTTACCAGATTCTAAGCCCAATATCTGTTTCATCTCAATAATTTCCTTATTCTCACTAATGCGTTTTAATGTTTCCCCTCTTGTATTGAAAATCTTCCCCTTCATTGGATAAACACCAATTGTATTTCTATCGTCTTTTGAAAGTCCTGAAACAATACCCGCCTTGGCCGAATCTCCCTCACATAAAATGAGCGTACATTGTCC